GTCAAGACGTATGATTCTAGACCAGTTGGTAGATCCCTGCCGATTTCTGTTGAAGAACTTCCCAGAAGCGCAAGCCTGTAGGGACTATTTGGATAGCCGTCTCAAGCCAGAGACCCAAGAACTGTTTAAGTTCGGGTACTTCCCTAATATGGCTAATATGCCGGCCCTCCTCCAATTGGTGGATGAAAGCTTGCTCCGTGATAAGGGACTACTTTACTCTAGTATTATAGAAGACACGCAGTCCCTCAGACGCAGAACTACCAACTATTTTGAGGATCAACCCCTCATTATGCCATACCGAGACCCTTATGGAAGGACCGTGGGCCTGGTAGGGCGTACTTTGATGCCTGAACAAGAGATAAAGGAAAGGCATTTTAATGCTAAATACAAGAACACAGAGTTCCAAAAAGGGCATTATTTGTTCGGTATGTATGAGAATAAACGTCATATATTAGAACAAAATCAAGTATTTGTCGTAGAAGGTCAGTTTGATATGATGAAGGCTACGGAGATTGGCCTCAAAAATATTGTGGCAATTGGTGGATCTAAATTATCTATCTATCAATTTTCTGTCATTGCCAGATACACCAATAACATTATTCTGCTATTGGATAATGATGAATCGGGCGAGAAGGGGAGGGAACTCATCATCAGAGACGTTGGCCAATTGGCCAATATTACTAATTTTTATATTCCAGACGGATACAAGGATATCGACGAGTACATCAGCAAGAACGATGTTGATGACTGGACGAATATTCCCTTTACTGTCAAGGGTTGAGAATTCTTCGGAATTGTTAGCCGACCCACATTGATATATTGTGATTGTGTTTCGAAACTAAATGTGGAGTCAATATGGAGCGTAGGAAAAACAGGTCAGATAAGTATCAATGGGTGTTGCTAGAAACAGTATGTTCAAATGATATGATGGAAGCCTTCTGCAATGAGGATAGTATCTCGGCAAGGCTAAACCCATTCGAGTATAATGAGGAACTCATCGAGTTGGAAGATCAGCTCAAAAAGGAATTCTGGCGCGTGGTTGATACTCTATTGACCCCACGTCAAAGAGAAGTGATCAGGTTGTATGCTGATGGCTATACCCAAATGGAGATAGCTAAGATGCTAAATGTCAACCAAAGCTCTATTACTAAGAGCCTTAATGGTAATGTCGATTACAAGAACGGCAAGAAAATCTATGGTGGCGCTAGGAAGAAAATCCGTAAGATCATCGAACAAGATGAGAAGATCAAGGAAATCCTGACCAAGATTCGCGATACCCGTGAAGAAAAGTGGTAACAAAAGTGAGTGAGGAGCCCGGTTTCGAAAGGAACCGGGCTTTTCTTTTGCTAATAAAATGGATTTATTATGAGCCTTTTCGGCTAATAAAGCCTCATAATGTTATCAATATTTCTCTATCTAAGATAGGGTACATTCTGTTTAACGGGAGACGCGATGTCAAAATACACGGTTGATTACACAAAGTTGGCAAACCAAATAACTAAGAAAGCATACCGTTTGGCTGACGTAAAAGACCAGCTTGAAACCGTTGCATTCGACGTAGTTAGGTTCAAGGACGCCGACAAAGGCGCCGAGCTTTGGCAAGTTCAGAGCGCGGATGATGGCGACTACATCGTTGCTCTCTATGATGATGAAGACAATTCAAAGACTGCAAGTGCTTGGAGCGTAACCGTTACCAAGACTGCGGGCGATCTACAGGTCTCTTACAAAGGAGACCCGCTAGTTAGAGTTGCGTCTTCTAAGCTAGGTATTCCTCGTGACCAACTAGCCTCGATTGAACAGTACTTGCCAGAAAAACTTGCTGAGAACAAGAAGCTCGTCAAAGCTCTGCTCAATGAATTGAGCCCCTCGGCTAAGCAAGAAGTACTTAAGAAATATCCAGAACTAGTCTAACGGAATAGGTGTTAAATGACGCACGAAAAATTACAGCAATTGGTCGGTTCTCTAGCAAAGACGGTAGAGAACAATCAAAGGTTAGCCACCCCAATTCTGGCTGCCAAGTTGGCTAAGTGTGTTGCAGCCTATCCACACGACCAGACCATCGGCATGATGGCCAGAGTTTTTGATAAGATGGCTGACAACAACACCTTGTTTATTCGTAAATCCGAATTCAAGGAAATGTACAACAAGTTTTACTCTCGTGGAACCAAGTTTGGTGAGTTGTTCCAAGATGAGTTGGGTGAAGCCCCAGCCGAGCCCTCGGTCACTACTATGACCCGAGATGAGGCCACTAACGTCAATCCTTACACCGTGGGTGATCAGGTATTGGCTAATGCCCTACAAAGCGTGTTTGATAAGCATCTTCCCGTGAAGATGTATTCTCAACCAGTAGCCGACAAAGCTATTAAGTCTGTCGGATCTACCTTAACTGCATGGAACCTACAACCAACTAACCTCACTGTCAGTGATGGCAATGAGAAGTTTATTGTAGTCCAGGCTGATTATGAAACTCCAAAGGGCGTCACTAGCTTCTATGTTCCAGTAGAGGTTCGTGGCGAAAAAGTAGTTGAGGCTTCCGTCTTTATGGGTAACAAAGGCCCTCAAGACCTCAACCACTCCAACATTAAGTCTTATCTCACCACTCAAGCCGGTTCAAAGCTTAAGGTAGACGGGCCAAGCATTTTGGGAGTGTTGAATAAGGCTGCCTCTGAACAGCGTGAAGTGAGCGATGCCGAACTAGCCGTTACTCGCCTCAATGCTGTTCGTCAAGGAAAGTCGGAATTCTTCCAAAACCAAGTAGTTGGTCAGAAGATTGCTGAAGCCGCTCAGAAGGACGTTGAACTTCCAAAGTATGATGAGTTCGAATCCTTCGAAAAGAAGTTTACCACTACTCGTGGTCATGCTGAGTGGACTTTCGGTGCCGACAAGGTAGCAACCGCTCGAAACCACATCGCTCGTGAATTAGCTTCTTTTGGACATGGAAATCCACAAGTAGCTGTCACTGGTAGTGATGAACACACCATTTTCTATGGCGTATCCCTTGATGCAGGCCGAGTTGCTTTTACTGTTCCTGTTAAAGTAGCTGACGGTAAGCTCCAGAAGCCAACTTTGATGTTGTGCAATGGCTCCGTTACCACCTTTGATAAGGAAGGCGTTAATACATTGTACGTCAACAATGAAACCGACTACAAAGTCGCTGCTGCCGCTTCCCCACTCTCGGCTCTCAAGCCAAGTGAGGTTATCAACAATTTGAAGCAAGCTATTGCCGAGGGTAATCACGCCAAGGCAGAAGATGCTTTGAACGTACTTGCTAATGCGGGTGATACCAAGGCTTACGCCACCGCATTCCAGATTTACATGCACGGTCTAGCCGGCCACAAGCAAGCTGAAACCAAGTGCTCTATGATTGTCAAGAGTTCGGTTAGTGAACACCCAATCTGTGGACACACTGGATTGCCAGTTCACCGTGTTTACCAAGATAAGCACGGCAATTGCCAACCACTGTACCGCAAGGGAATGGACGAGACTTACGAGGGCGCTTCTTTCATTAACTCTAAGATTTTTGGATGAAGCATGAGAATCTTTCGTTTAGCTCAACTACTGGAAAGCAAGTACAGCCTACAAGCATCTGCTGCGCAGTCTGTTGCTCCAGTTGATGAGCAAAAAATAATGGAGACAGTAGTTAACGATCTTCTCAATGTATACAGATTGTATGTGACTGAGGATCGTAGAACGAACAGAAATCCAGGATTTGCCAATGTGGCAGCTCATGGCGAGCCTCAAACTTCTGAAATCATGATGAAAATCAACAACATGATTAAGAAGATTGATAAACTCTCAGCCAAACAAATAATGGATTCTTTGAATGAGATTTTAGGTCTCATTTATAAAGTGAGGAAGCCAGAGGGTCATAGAAAGATTGAGGACTTTCTTTTTGATCCAAAGGTGTGGCCTACTCCACTTAAATCGGATAGACACGACCGTGATAGAAATATTAAGGTATGTGCCGATCAATTGAAAATAATTTTCAGACAATTCCAACAGGCCGGAGAAAAGCTACAAGTTATCAGACCTGACACTTACGTTCATGGTGGAACTGTAAGTGGCAAGCGTCAACCTTTGGCTGACGTAAAGTACGAAGAGTTTGGTAGAAGTGCAGCAGGTCAAGCTTTAGGATTAGATGATCCAGAAATCATGGACGCTATCAAGCAAGATCCTGCTGTTGGGCCAGTTTTACTGACTGTTATGAATGCTCTCAAGAGGGGGCATGACCCAAGAGATTGGGAACATGTCAAGGGAGAAGTTCAACAGCTTAAAGCATGGATTGCTGCTCATAAAGCAATGCAAGCTGGTACTGGTGCTATCGGTGAGATGTCCGAAGAGGAATATCAAGGAACTAAGGGGCTAGATATTGAGTCGCCAAAAACCAAGTCTCCAGTATCACCTCCTGTCGATCCTCGTTTGCAAGAAGCTATTAGACAGAGAGATGAAGCTTATCGACTAAAGATGGAAGAGTTGCATCGCCACGAGCGACAGAAAGAGCTTGAGGAAAAACAGAGGCAAATTGAGGAAGACCGCGAGCGTTTGATTAGAAGTGAAGGTAGCGCTCGTCTCCAAAGAATTATGAAGAGGTACCAATGAGAATCGCTGAACTACTAAATGCCATGGCTTCGTGGTTGGAAAGCCCAAACAATGAGGCTATGATGCTATCCGAATACCACGAAGACAGCATGAAGGTCGTTGCCGAATCTTGTGTTTTGGCTGCCGCTCTCCTCAAGAAGGCCGCTGAAGAAGTCGAGGGTTTGGAACCTGCTGAACCGTCCAAGATTACTCCAGAATCTGTTGAAGAGATTGCTGCCCTAGCTGCCGCTCTTGATTCTTCTGGTGACCCAAAGTTGATGAAACAGGCGTCTGTTCTAGATGAGCTATTGCTCACTATTGCTGCTCCTCCAAACGCTTTGAAGGATAAGAAGGCTGCTGAGGATGACCGTCTCGAAGAGCTTCGTAAGAAGTACCAAGAGCCACGTGAGGAACTTCGCAAGAACGACAAGATTGCTGATTCCGAGAAGAGAATCAAGGACAGCGGATACACCAAGGAATACAAAATCCTAGAGGCTCCGCTTAGTTCTCGTTACTGCCCAGACCACCCAGGTGCTCAAATCTCCCGTGTTGGTGAGCACGTTTGGCAATGTGAACTAGACAAGAAGACTTACAACTACGAGACTGGTTTTGAACTAGCCAACGGATCTAAGGTCCCTGGTGGCGATGTTGCCCAACAGACTCAAGGTATCAATACTCCATTCCATGCTATCTTCGATACCCGTGAAGGTAGACTTGGTTCAAATAGATAAAATGATGTATAATGAACAAAAACGCACTCAAGAAAATATTGGAGCACCCAGATAAGGACGAACTTATCTCCAAATTAGTATGCGGTGTTTCCGCCAAGGATACACACGATTGGTTAGCTGCAAAGTATACCAACCCTGCCGAGTCGAAGTTTATTATCTCAGAAAAGTCAATCAAGTCATTTCAAGATAATTATCTTGACATTTATAATTTGATTCAAGAAGACATTGCTAAAACTAAGCAAGCGGTCGTCACTAATACACAAGACTCATTAGAGTTAGCTGTTAAGAACAACCCTACTTATAAAAGTAAGATGATGGAATTGGCTAACAAAGAGATTGACGTGCGCCAGATGGTAGCCCAATTGTGTGTGGCGGTCGAGACTCGTTTGGCTCAAGTGTTCGATGAAATTCAGGAAGATCCTCGTAAT